GGCATGAGCCCATTGTGCCGAGGTTTTGCGTGTTTGCATACTAGGGCAAACCCTAATGAGGTTGGCACGCGGATTGCTAGGTGTCCGCGCACGCGCTCAGGCACGTGGTTACCATAGCGACGCTCCGCGCACCATTGGGGGAAACCCTTAGGTGGAAACCCTTAGGTAGAAACCCCTAGGTGGAAACCCCTAGGTGGAAACCCCTAGGTGGAAACCCCTAGGTGGAAACCCGTAAGGGTAAACCCCTAGGTAGAAACCCTATTAGGGTTTACCCTTAGGTAGAAACCCCTAGGGGCCCCAGACCGCGACGCCAAGAACCCCGAACCCAAAATCTAGCATTGTGGGGGTTAAGGGGCGTGTCCGTCTCCGCCCCTATGTGCGTGGCAAATTCGCCCAAGAAACGTTCTCCACTGAGCACCAAGAAACACAGCCCCGAGAACCAAGACCTACACATCAAGATAGAGAACACAGACCTAGATTTTCTGCTCAGTGGTCGATCGATCGAAATTTTTCAGCACCCTTGTATTCCCCGCCCTGGTGGCAGTACACTAGGCTAGTCACCCCACTACAGTTGGAGCCCCACATGCCCTGGACCATGGCAGACGCATCCCGCCACACCAAGAAAGCTGACACCAAGCCCGAGCAGCGCCAGTGGTCTGCCGTTGCAAACTCCGTACTGAAGAAGACCAGCAACAAGGCGCGTGCGGTTGCCAGTGCCAACGCAGTGATTAAGAACCGTGGCAGCAACAGCAAATAAAGCGGTCTTTATCCCCGCTCGGCATAACGACTGGGACTGGGCTCAGGTCCAGTACGAGACCACTGACAAGCCCGTGGACCGTATCGCCGTGGAGATAGGCGTTACCCCCACAGCAATCATATCCCGTGCCAGCACCCGTGGCTGGACGCGGGACAAGGGGCAGCTCGTAGCCCGCATGACTGCGGAGATGGTGCTAGCCAACCGAGAGCGTCTGGCGGAGACCAAGGCCCGTGACCTGGAGGTAATTGAGCGCGTCAACGTGCAGATGCAGGCGCAGGTGCTGAGCACCCACCGCAAGGACATTTCCAGCGCCCGCAGCATGTGCAACAAGTTCTTTACCGAGCTGGGACATGAGGACGAGTTAGATCTTGACACCAAGAGCAAGGTGTTGAGCCGTCTGGCCGACAGTATGAAGACCCTCATGCTCCTCGAGCGGCAGGCGTACGGTATTCAGGGCGTGTTTGAGGACACCGCCCAGCCTGCCCCCACCGCCCCCGAGCAGCAAGCTACCGACGCCGTGCTGAGCAAGTTTGCCGCCGTGCTGGCTAAGAACATGGGCGCTGTGGAGGTGGTGGACAATGACGCCGGAAATTAAAGCCGCCCTGCTGGCCGCGCCGTTCCACAGCGTGGCTAACTTCTGGCGCATACTGGAGGCTGACCTGGGCCCCGCCGTTAAGCCCTGGCTGGCACAGAATGACAGGTACTACCTCCTGGTTGAGGTACTACACCGCGTTGACGCTATCCACCCCTGGCTGTACGCCCGGTGTAGGGAGGTGGAGTGCGCCCGTGACGGTTACCTTGACCTCTGGGCCCGCGAGCACTACAAGAGCACCATAATCACCTTTGCTGGTATTATTCAGGAGGTGATCAACGACCCCGAGATAACCATCGGCCTCTTCAGCCACACCAAGCCAATCGCCAAGGCGTTTCTGCGGCAGATACAGAAGGAGTTTGAGAACAACACGGACCTCCGTGGCCTGTTCCCCACCATATTCTGGCAAACGCCGGAGCGCGAGGCACCCAGTTGGTCACTGGACAATGGCATCACCGTCTGCCGCAAGAGCAACCCCAAGGAGAACACCATTGAGGCCCACGGCCTCGTAGACGGGCAGCCAACGTCAAAGCACTTTGCACTCATGGTGTATGACGACGTTGTCACTCGCGAGTCAGTCAGCACGCCGGAGCAGATCGCCAAGACCACCGAGGCCTGGGAACTCAGCGACAACCTGGGCACCGCCGGGGGGCGCAAGTGGCACATCGGCACCCGGTACAGCTACGCCGACACGTACGAGGAGATTATCAAGCGTAAGTCAGTAATCGTGCGCATGCACCCCGCCACTGACGACGGCACCATCACCGGCAAGCCCGTACTGTTTACCCAGGACACTTGGGACAAGAAGGTCCGCGACCAGGGCGAGGCTACCATCTCTTGCCAGATGTTGCAGAACCCGCTGGCAGGCCAGCAGCGCATGTTCAACGTGGAGGACCTCCGCACCTACGAGGTCCGCCCCGAGGTGATGAACGTCTACATCATGGTTGACCCCGCCCGCAGCAAGAAGAAGGGCTCCGCCAAGACCGCTATTGCCGTGGTAGGTGTTGACTACGCGCTGAACAAGTACCTACTGGACGGATTCAACCACAAGATGGACCTGCGCGAGCGCTGGACCCGCACCGCCCAGATGTACCACCGCTGGAAGCGTGCCCCCGGCGTGCAGAACATAAAAGTGGGCTACGAGGCATTTGGCGCTCAGGCTGACTTGGACTATTTTAGCGAGCAGATGCAGAAGCCCAACGAGGGCGGACACTTCCCCATTGAGGAACTGATGTGGCCCCGTGACAGCGAGGGCAGTAAGACTGACCGCGTGCAGCGCCTGGGCCCCGACATCCGTAGCCACCGCATCTATCTGCCCTACGACACTGAGGACGACAAGCTCACCACCACGCAGCGCAAGGCGCAGAACACCGGCTACACGCACCGCATTGCACGGCCAATCCGCCGCAAGGATGAGTCTAATCAGATCTACGACCTGAGCAAGGAACTACGGTTGCAGATACACTTCTTCCCCTTTGGGGGGAACAAAGACTTGGTGGACGCCCTGTCCCGCATCTACGACATGGAGCCCCACGCCCCCACGCTGCGGGAGGTGGGCTACATCGAGCCGGAGTTTGTGTAGTTCAATTTTGGGGGTATACTACGGCAATGGCGCGTCAACCAATCAACCGTGTAACCACGGGCACAATAAATTGGCAGCAGATGGTGGAGCGTGCTTGGGGCAGCGAGTTCTACGCTCCCGACCACGGTGCCTACGAGTTTGGGAACTCTCGCCAGTTCGACAGCACTGACCGCACCCGCTCCGGCATCTACGGGGTGCAGTACGTCGTGCCCTTAGAGTTTGATGAGGCTAACATGCCCCGCGTACCAGATATGGACACAACACTCATGGTCAGTGACGCCGCGAGCACTGAGTTACTGTACTTGTCGGAGCCTTGAAGCATGCGCATTAAAGACTTACCCGTTGCGGGCAGCGTCACCGCACAAGACTATTTTATAGTCGATCAAGCCACGCCCAGCGGTTCCGTAACGCGCAAGGCGCTGGTGTCTACGCTAGCGCCAGCGGCGGGTGCCATCAGTACACTAACATCGGTTGATGGTTCTGTAGCCATTACGGGCTCCGGTACTACGCGGAACCTGTCAGCTGCCTACACAACTGATGTTGTGGTGCTGGTGCGCAACACTACCGGCACCACGCTGACCAAGGGCACCGTGGTGTACATCACCGGAGCTACGGGCCAGACGTCCACGGTGTCGCGGGCGATTGCATCCAGTGATGCCACATCTGCCCAGACGCTTGGCATGGTTCGGGAGGACATTGGCAACAACGCCACGGGCTACGTGGTGGCTATTGGTCTAATCACCAACATCAACACCTCCGCGTACACTGATGGGCAGCAACTGTACCTAAGTGGTTCGGTGGCGGGGGGTGTCACTGCTACCAAGCCGTACGCGCCCACGCACCTTGTGTACGTTGGTGTGGTGGAATATGCACACCCCGTTAATGGCAAGATTTTTGTCAAAGTTCAGAACGGCTACGAGCTTGATGAACTGCATGACGTATCTGCACAAACGCCGTCCAATGGGCAGACACTCGTTTACAATAGCACCACCCAACTTTGGGAAAACTCTGCCGTCAGCCTGACTAACGGCGTGTCTGGCGTTTTGCCTGTTGGCAACGGAGGTAACGGTACGGCTACACCCGCGCTGACGGCGGGCACAAACGTATCGATCACGGGCTCTTGGCCTAACTACACGATTGCGGCCAGCGGTGGGGCTGGCGGCGGCGATGTTACCGGACCAGCGTCCAGCACTGATAACGCGGTGGTTCGGTTTGATGGTACGTCCGGCAAGCTCATCCAGAACTCCGGTGTTCAGATTAACGACCTTGGTGAAATCAGTGTAGGTGTCTGGAAAGGCACCGAAATCGGCGTTTCTTACGGGGGCACGGGAGCAGCAACGCTCACGGGCGTGGTCAAGGGTAACGGGACATCAGCGTTTACGGCGGGCAACGTAAACCTGACTTCGGAAGTTACCGGCACGCTGCCTGTTGGCAGCGGCGGCACAGGCGCGGCAACTTTTACAGCTAACAACGTCCTTCTAGGCAACGGCACTTCGGCTTTCCAAGTTGTTGCGCCGGGGACCAACGGAAACGTGCTGACTTCCAACGGCACTACTTGGACTTCTGCTGCGCCAGCAGCGGGGGGCGGGCTGACTTACGTTTACAAGACGACTACCTACACGGCGTCGGATAAAGAGGGCATCCTTACAGACACTTCTGGCGGTGCGTTTACAGTCACATTGCCCGCTACCCCGTCTACAGGCGCACAGGTGGTGGTTGCTGATGCGGGGGCAAACTGGGGCACGAACAATCTGACGGTTGGACGAAACGGATCGACTATCGGCGGGCTTGCCCAGGATCTTGTGTGTGATATCACCGGGGCCAATGTCCAGTTGATCTATGACGGCACCACGTGGGAAATCTACGCACAGATTGGCGGTAACGGCGGGAACGCGGTAACTCTCACTGGCACGCAGACGCTGACCAACAAGACCATCAGCGGCTCCAGCAACACGATCACCGACGTCAGTTTGACTACCGGCGTGACGGGTACGCTGCCTATCGCCAACGGCGGTACAGGGGCCACCACGCTTGCTGGCGCAAACATTGCAGTCACCAACGCGGTTAATACGTTCACGGGAACGCAGACGGTTCAAGCTGCGGCTACGCAAGACGCAGTGATCATTGCTGGCCGAGCAGGCGGCACATCGTCTTACGCTGTCACTCTCACGCCAACCACGCTGTCAGCTAACCGCACGGTCACGATTCCCAACGAAACCTTCACAGTGGGGTTCCGTAATCTCCCAGCGGTTGGCACACAGACGGGCACGTACACGCTTGGTGTGAACGATGTTGGCAAGTATGTGCAGGTTGGTTCTGGCGGCAGCATCACAATCCCTGACTCTACTTTTGCCGAGGGAGATGCCATCAGCATCTTCAACAACACGACCGGTAATATCACGATCACTTGCAGCATCACGACTGCCTACATAGCTGGTACTGACACGGATAAGGCAACGATGACGCTTGCAACACGCGGCGTGGCGACCATTCTGTTTATCAGCAGCACCGTCTGCGTGGTGTCGGGGAACGTGACATGACAGGCATCATGCAGATGTTTGTTGGGGCGAAAGGCGGGCTTTTGGGGCCTCCACCCACCGTTGAATACCTTGTTGTTGCTGGCGGCGGTGCCGGTGGAGGCAGGTCTGGAGGCGGTGGTGGTGCGGGGGGTTACCGCACAGCGTCAGGATTTGCTGTTAGTTCTGGTTCTGCAATTACGGTAACTGTTGGTGGCGGCGGATCGGCTGCGCAGCCCCCATCTAATGGTACTAACTCCGTCTTTAGCACCATAACATCCACAGGTGGCGGTGCTGGCGGCTCTGCGGAAGCATCTCCGAGAACTCCCGGAAAAAATGGTGGTTCTGGCGGCGGCGCAAACTATGATCAAGCGTCCTCTTTTGGTACAGGCACGGCAGGGCAGGGCAATAACGGCGGGACCGCCGTAAACAGTAGTCCAAATTATGGTGGCGGCGGTGGTGGTGGCGCTTCTGCGACAGGCGGAAACGGCACAAGTACAACCGGGGGCAACGGCGGAAACGGCTCTGCGTCCAGTATTTCTGGAGCATCTGTTACTTACGCTGGTGGCGGCGGGGCCGGAACATACGCCACTGGTGGTACTCCAGGTACTGGCGGTTCTGGAGGTGGTGGTGACGGTAACGCTACAAGCACCGGAACAAGCGGTACGACTAATACTGGGGGTGGCGGTGGCGGTGGCGGTGGTACAAGTTCTAACGGCGGCGCAGGCGGCTCCGGTATCGTCGTCATCCGCTACGCAGATTCGTATTCACCCGCAACATCAACAACCGGCTCACCAACCATAACCGTTACTGGCGGATTCCGGATTTACTCATGGACCGGCTCCGGCACCATCACGTTCTAAGGACATAGCATGGCAAACCTTTCAAACCTGATAACGCCGAACAATATCGTAGTTGCTACGTCCGTAAACACGTTTACCGCTACGCAGACGTTCAGTGGGTCTTCTAGCGCCCTGGCAATGGTCTTAAACGATGTTGCCGAGACTTGCACCATCTCTGCCACTGCTGCAACGGGCACGATTAACTACGATGTGACCACGCAGTCGGTCCTGTACTACACGACCAACGCTTCAGCCAACTGGACGGTGAACTTCCGCGCATCTAGCGGCACCAGCCTGAACACGGCAATGAGTACAGGTCAATGCATGACGGTAGCCTTCTTGGTAACCCAGGGCGCTACGGCCTACTACAACAACGTGGTGCAGGTAGATGGCAGTGCAGTCACGCCTAAGTATCAAGGTGGCACGGCATGGAGCGCAGGCAACGTGTCGGGAATCGACGCCTATGTGTACACCATCATAAAAACTGGCAGCGCGGCGTTTACCGTTCTTGCGTCCCAAACGCAGTTCAAGTAAGGAGCCGCTTATGCCACTGATTGCTACATCAGGCGCGGCAACCGCTCGCGGGTTTGGGCTTTTTAACCGTACTAATTTAGCCCGCACGGTTGACTATCTTGTTGTTGCGGGCGGCGGTGGCGGCGGCGCGGCAGATAACACTGACGGCGGCGGCGGCGGTGCTGGGGCTGGCGGCTATCGTCAGTCTTCGCTCAGTGTCCTAACTGGCATCTCGTATACCGTAACTGTTGGCGGTGGTGGTTCGGGCGGTACAGCAAACAACCAAGGCGCAGACGGAAACGACTCTGTTTTTTCCACCATAACCGCAACCAAAGGCGGTGGTGGTGGCGGGGCGGGCAGTAATGGCCGCACGGGCGGCTCTGGTGGCGGTGGCGGTGGCCGGGGCAATCTTGGCGTAGCCGGTACGTCTGGTCAGGGCAACAGCGGCGGAAACGGCGGGGGCACGGGCATTGGCGACCCTGGCGGCGGCGGCGGGGGCGGCGGCGCAAGCGCGGTAGGTACAAATGCTTCTGGAACAAGTGACGACGTTGGTGGTAATGGCGGCAACGGAACGGCTAATTCTTTGTCTGGGGCTTCCGTAACCTACGCTGGCGGCGGCGGCGGCGGAGCGCAAAGCGGCGCCTCAAACGGTGCGGGCGCCGCGGGCGGCGGAGGTGATGGCGGTAGCAGCGGTGATGGTAGTAACGGCACGGCTAACACAGGCGGTGGGGGCGGTGGCGCGGGGCAAGGCGGCAGCGGCTACGATGGCGGAAACGGCGGCTCAGGCGTTGTCATTGTGCGGTACGCTGATTCATTCCCCGCAGCCGCTTCCACAACCGGCTCCCCCACTGTTACGGTTGCCGGCGGGTTCCGTATCTACAAATGGACCGGTTCCGGTTCCATTACGTTTTGAGGTAAAACATGGCGCATTTCGCACAGCTTGATGCAAACAACGTGGTCACGCAAGTAATTGTGGTTCACAACAACGAACTGTTGGACAACGGCGCGGAGTCTGAGGCCAAGGGCATTGCGTTTTGCCAGTCTCTGTTCGGCGCTGATACGACCTGGGTGCAGACCAGCTACAGCGGCAGCATCCGTAAAAACTACGCAGGCGTGGGGTTTAGTTACGACGCGCAGCGTAATGCGTTCATCCCGCCACAACCGTATCCGTCATGGGTGCTTGACGAAGCTACCTGCCGTTGGGCCGCGCCTGCGCCGTATCCGACAGACGGTCAGCCATATCGCTGGGATGAAACAGCCCTGTTGTGGGTTGTGCTTTCACCGTCGTAAGTGCTATAGTTTTTCAATCGTACTGGTGCGATTCACCAGGGCTCTAGTGAGCATCCATGACTGAAGAAGTTCCGCCTTGCGCGACACCCCTGGCCCTGTTACACTAAGTGCCATGAATTCTGTTGCTGACATTGCTACTGTCGACTCCACTGCTGGAGACGCAGAGAATAGCCAGATGGAGTTGATTGCCAAGCTGGCAGCGCAAGTGCTCAGCAACCACTACCCCGCACACGTGTGGATGGTGGGCTGGGCTCCGGGCCGCACGCTGGTGGTGAAGAACATGGCAATTGATGATGGGCGCTACGGCTTTACGGTAGACGCACACCGTGCTGCCACCGTCAGCGAGTTAGAGCGTAATGTGGTACGCGCTGGGGGCGAACTACTTGAGCGCTGCGGCGTACCCCGTGGCGCATGGAACGGCGAGATGCTCACGCTACAGGATAAGTCTACATGATTTCCGACATCGCCAGAACCAACACTCCACCCACTGCGCAGAACGGTAATCCGGACGAAGATTCTGGGCCAGATGAGTGGCTGTCGCGTGCACGGAGTGCGTTCCGTAGCAGCACCAGCTATGTAGACGGTAACTGGCGCAAGGCGTGGGAAGACAGTATCCGTGCATTTAACAACATGCACCCGTCGGACAGCAAGTACAACGCCCCGGCGTACGAAAAGCGGAGCCGTCTGTATCGACCAAAAATTCGCTCCGTAATCCGGAAGAACGAGGCTGCTGCGGCAGCAGCATTCTTTAGCAATGTGGATGTGGTGAGCATTGGGGCGGGCGACCAGTCGGACAAGGCGCAGGTCGTTAGCGCCGAGGTGATGAAGCAGCTTGTCCAGTACCGGCTGACTCGTACGATTCCCTGGTTTCAAGTGGTGATGGGCGGTATTCAAGACGCGCAGACCACTGGCGTAGTTTGCGGTCACGTGCACTGGCTTTACGACGAAATACAAAATGTAGACAAGCCGCAGATTGACCTTATTCCAATTGAGAACGTGCGCTTTGACCCTGCCGCCAGTTGGGTAGACGTAGTAGGTACCAGTCCCTACTTCATTCATCTGATTCCCATGCACGCCATGGACATTAGGGCCAAGATGGATAGCGGAGAATGGAAGACGCTACCGATCAACATTGCCACGGCCAGCAGCAACTTTGACAGCACACGCATTGCCCGCAACGCTAACAAGGAAGATCCCCAAAGTGCTGACACCCGCGCACTTGGAGATTACGAAATTGCCTGGGTGCAGCGCCATATCCATCGTCGCGATGGAGAAGAATATCAGTTTTACACACTTGGCGAATACGGACTACTAACTGATCCGGTACCACTCAAGGACGTAGTATTTCATGGTCGACGTCCTTACGTCATTGGATCCTGCATTCTGGAGACGCACAAGCCTATGCCGAGCAGCGTACCCACGCTGGCCCGAGGGCTTGAGGACGAAATTAACGAGATTGCAAATCAGCGCATTGACAACGTCAAGTTCGCACTGAATAAGAAATGGTTTGCCAAGCGCGGCGTTGAGGTTGACTTGGCAGGCCTCGTCCGCAACGTGCCCGGTGGCGTCGTTATGATGAACGACCCCATCAACGATGTGCGTGAGATCTCCTGGCCTGACGTTACCCAGAGCTCTTATATGGAGCAGCAGGGCCTGGACATGTCCATGGACGAACTGCTGGGCAACTTCAACCCTGCGGCTATTATGATGGCCGGTGCCGCCAACGCTCCCGCCCGCAACATGAGCATGCTCAACCAGAGCAATGGCACGCTGGTCGAGTATCTAATCCGCACGTACGTTGAAACATTTATCCAACCAGTGCTGCGCCTGTTAATTTTGTTAGAGCAGGAATATGAGACCGATCGTGTAATCCTTGGCCTCGCCGCCAAGAACGCCAAGCTGCTCCAACGATTTGGTGTTGACGAGGTTACCGACGAGCTTCTAAATCAAGAAATAACGCTCACGGTTAACGTGGGCATGGGGGCTACAGATCCTGGACAGAAGTTGCAGAAGTTCCTCACTGCGATGAATATGTACTCGGGCATGTTGCGCAACCCCGTACCGGGGGTTAACATGGTAGAGGTTGGAAAAGAGATCTTTGGTCACCTCGGCTATCAAGATGGCAGTAGGTTCTTTACCGTGGATAACCCTGAGGTTGCCCAGCTTCAGCAACAGCTCCGCGTTGCAATGCAGCAGATGCAGCAGATGCAGCAGCAGCTGAAGGAAAAATCTGAAGCCCTGATGGTCTCTCTACAGAAAACTAAGGAAACCAACCAGACTAAGGAACGTATTGCTCAGCTCCAGGAAGAGAATGAAAACAGGCGTGCGCTGGCACGCCACTTTACGCAGATCATGGGTAGTCAAGAGGATATGCCCATGCCACCGCCTGCGCAGCCTGCACCGCGTGCTGCACCGGCAACCAAGCCCGTGTCCCCGCTGGTGGAAGCTAAGTTAGCTGCTGAGGTTGAGGCCTTGCGCACTGAAAATCAACTGCGCTTGAAGAAGATAGAGTCTATGGATGCAGAGATCCAAGCCCAGCAATCCGTAGCATTGCAGCAACTCACCGCTCGCACGGCTGCGGTGCAAGAGGCAGTGTCTGGACTTAAGGAATCTACTTCTATTATTGGCGAAAGCATTGGAGACGCACTGGGTGTTGCAGTTGAAAAAATGGCTGCTACAATGGGCGAGGCCGTTGGTAAAGTGGGTGATGCGGTGCAGGAAGTTGGCTCCGCAGTCAACAATTTTACAGACACCAGCCTAGAGAATACCGAGCGAGCGCTGCAAGCTATCTCCAAACCCAAGCGCGTCGTTCGCGAAAAGGGGCGAATCTCTCGCATTGAAACGGAATAGCAGATGATTAGCCAATCCGTCACTGCCGTAACCGATTGAAAGGGCCTGAACCATGTCCATGACCAACGCCGCCGAAGCGGCACTCCTCGACCTCCTGTTCCTGAACACCGACTGGGCCGGCATCGGCGACGCTGGCGGCCTGCAGAACTCAGCCACGGCAGGCTCGTTTTACATTTCGCTGCACAGCGCAGACCCTGGAGAGGCGGGCAACCAGAGCACCAACGAAATCAGCTACACCGGCTACGCCCGCGTGGCTGTGAACCGCACGGCAGGCGGCTGGACGCGGACAACCTCCACCATCGCCAACACCGCCCTGGTTCAGTTCGGTCAGTGCACAGGCGGCACCGCCACGGCCACGCACTTCGGCATCGGCACGGACAGCACGGGCGCAGGCAACCTGCTGCTGAAGGGTGCGCTCAACGCCAGCCTGTCCATCAGCAACGGCATTCAGCCGCAGTTCGCTGCTGGTGCCATGACCGCCACGGTGGACTGATGTGGTGTACCGCTGCGCCCACTGCCGGGAACTGTTGACGCTGACAGACACCGAGCTGTCGGCCTGCTCGGAGCATCCTGACGGGGGCGTGGAATGGTCACCCGACGAGGTGGAGTGGGCCCCGCTGGAGAACCCTGATGCCGTTTAGGTCCGTTGCCGAGGTGGCAGATGCCGTCCAGCAAGGGCGGCATCACACACAGCATTTTTTCCGCACTGGCGTG